CTGAAGAAGTAATGGATGAAAACATTAGGAAACTAGAAAAGCGCTATCCTAATGGTTTTGAAGTAATAAGAAGTGAAGTGCGCGAAGAGGGGGATATATAATGGCAAATCATGTTTATTTTAACATCGAAATTGATGGTTTAACTGAAGAACAGTTTACATGCTTGTTCAAAACCGAAGTAGCAAGTCGACCTCATTGGATAGAAGGAGAAGACCCAATAGAGTATGAAGAATTTTGTGAGATTCATGAGCAACCATTCATGAGTAATGTAGAAAGAACTTATGATAAGGATGGTTGGATTGAAGATTCTTATATGTGGTATGTAAATAACTGTGGTGCTAAGTGGGTAAGTGTAGATGAATGGGATTATCCTAGACTACAAGGTTACAGTGCTTGGTCACATCCAGTTCAACTAGTAGAAAATCTATTGGAGTATGCAAGTCAGAGATTCAATGTAGAAACTAGTGCAATTATGACATATGAAGATGAGTTCAGAAACTTTATAGGTAGAGATTTATTTGAAACATCGCCAAATGAAGAAGGTAATTGGTATTGTTTACATAGTGAAGAATACATTGATGGTGGTGATTTAAATGCAATGCTAGAAGATAAGTTGAATTGTGATTTATCTAGTGATGACTTCGACTGGTGGGAAGAATACAAAGACACAGGTATTGTTCCACAAGAGTGGATGGACGAAGTAGTTTATAACTTCTTTGATACAGGAGAATTAAATGGGGAAACTTAGAAAGATATTCAGAAAACTGATTGATAGAATGATAGAGAAATCATTTCAGCGTCAAGCAGATAAACTATTCATGAAATCTAAAGTAAAGTATACTGATGGAGATAATACATGATGGGGCAGTTTGATGATAGAGTAGAAAGGCAAAGAAAACTCATAGCAGCAGAAGAGTGGTCTAGAGGTATCAAGGCAATGCATGCACATAGTTTAGATTCGATGTGGTATGATAACAGACCAGAGGATACAGCAAATGGTAAGTCCGTTATTGATATAGAATATAATGGTGGACTAATCAAAAGAACACTAGATAGTGGAGAAACGATATACTTTGGTGAAAGACTAAGAGGTGATGCTCTTATAGCAGAGTGGGAAAGACACAATGCAGATAGGAGGAAACCATATTATGCGTAATGATGAAAGAGAGTTTGAATACTATGACTGGGAGAAAGAGTTCGGTCGTGAAGAAGCAATAAGAGTTGCTAGTGAAGAATGGGGTATGTCAACATACCAAGTAGAAATGTTAGTCAAAAGATGGGAGGATATGTTATGGCTGTAAACTATACACAAGACCAAGTAGAATACATTGTTAACCAATATAGACTTAATCCTGATAGAGAAACAGTAGAAAAACTAGCAGATGAGTTAAATAAGAGTGTAAAATCGATTATAGGTAAGTTAAGTCGAGAAGGAGTATATAAAAAGACTGAATATACTACGAAAACAGGCGAAAAACCAATAACAAAATTGCAAATAGTGGAAAATCTAGCAGAAAAGTTAGGTATTCCTAACGAAGCCCTAGCGGGTTTAGAAAAAGCACCAAAGACTGTGCTAAGGAGATTATATGAGAGTATGTAAGCTAAGTAAAGTAGATGAACTAGTGGAGAAGCATGGAAGATATGCGGAAGTGATGGGTCTAATCGAAACCCCAACGGGTGTAAGAGCAAGACTAAGATTTCCTGATGGTCATAGAGAAGTAGTAGCAACACAAAGAATAAGAGTGCTACAAGATGAAAATGTACCACGGTCTAAAGATGGTTGGTTTTAACTAGGAGAAACTTGTGAGAAGAGGGGAGTATTTTGCTCCCTTTTTTATTGTCTTAAAAATTTTCGGTTTGCGCAAGTTGCGTTTATTGAGGGTAAGTTTTTAGTAATTTAATTGTTATATTGGAATTATTAAACACCAGAGTTGGTGTTGTTTGATTTCATGAATTGATGTAGTTAACACAATTAAGAGTCTATCTTTATCCGAATTAGATGCTCGCCTCGTTCCCGCTTCGCTCCTCTCGGCTTTCAGCATCGGTTAGATAAGCGACTCTAATCAGTGATTTGTTTTGGTTAACTATCATAATTTATAGTATTATTTTACCATAACTTTTAGCAGAAAGCAAGAACTGTTTTTCACAGGTATATGGAATGGTGGGTAGGAACGCAGTTAAGAAACGAAAAAATATTTTGTAGTTTGAAAAAGGATTGTAAAATTTAGTTATGTTGTTCAAGAAAATTTTATCTACCACCATGTCTCATTATTAATCTTCTTTTTAAATCGAGTTCATGTTCCTTTTGTTTGTCTAATTTTCGTTTGCGTTTCCTATAATTATTCGTGTCATTTTTGATAGACGCAGGTTTTTCATAGTATTGTTTCTCTCGGATTCTATCTTTGATTCCTGCTTTCTCGACTTTTCTACGGAATATACGCATAGATTTTTCAAAAGACATTCCTTTACAATTAACTGACGGCATCTTTCCTCCGATGAAAAGTCCATCCACGCTTTCTTAAGTAGTAAACTTGTGAATGAATTTGCTCTTTTGTTTTGTCTAGTTTTTGTGCAAGTTCTTCTATCGACATATCATTGTAATGTCGCTTGAGAAAGTCTCGCTCTGTATCAGTCCATCTTTTATTCATACATATATTATACTCGCATTTTGAGATGTTGTCAAGAACTATTTTTAGTTAACTATAAATTTTGTCTTGACTTTTGGTGGGAAAGTTGCTATAATATTATCTATGAATGAAAATGATATAAGTTATCTAATATTTTTATTTTTTGCTGTCACAGGTGCTTACTACTTTGGAAAACAAGTAGGAATACGAGGCACGATAGACTATTTGGAAGAGGAAGGAATACTTACCTTCGATGACTCTGAAAAATAGTTCTTGACATCAAGTTAAAAATTTGTTATAATTATTTTGTAAGTGATAGGTTTCACTTGCGCATTGGTGCATCTACCGAAAGGAGGTGCGAGTATTTACTGAAAAAGGAATTATGGAGATAAAAAATGAGTATAGATTTAAGTAAATTTTGGCTTGGATTGGATACGCCTTCTTTACCGAGTTATACGGAAAGTAGCTATCCGAGATACAACCTAATCGAAAGGGCAGGAGATTATCGAATAGAAATCGCAGTGCCAGGTTGGAAGAAAGAGGAGTTGGAGATAGTCTTTGATAACAAAGAACTCCAAATCAAGGGTAAAAAAGAACACAAACTAGGTGATGATGAGCGTTTTGTTCATCAAGGTCTTAGTCTAAAGTCTTTTGAACGAAGATTTATTCTAAATGCCGACCTACAAGTAGATAAAGTAAATCTACAAGACGGATTACTGACAATCAACTTATCACGAACTCCAGATTCTAAGAGGAAAATCTTGGAGATAAATTAATATGAAAGCAATTGCTTTAAAAGTTCGTGATACAATATGTGAGAACGGAGAGTTCTGTCAGACTGTAAGCCAAATAACTCTTTTGAGTTTTGGTGCTAGTGTGATAGTATTAAATCTATCCTATCTTGTGTAGACTGTCAACGATGTGGGGGAGTAAACGCTCCCCCAAGTATGGAGATAATATGAACATATCAAAAAATGGATTAGAACTAATTAAACACTTTGAAGGGTGTGAATTAAAAGCATACAAATGCCCAGCAGGAGTATGGACTATTGGATATGGTCATATCAAAACAGCAGTAGAAGGTATGGAAATTAGTCAGTCTTATGCTGATGAATTACTCGAAGGAGAAGTAGTAGAGTATGAAGAATATGTTCACAAAGCTGTTAAAGTAGAATTAAACCAAGACCAATTTGACGCTCTAGTCAGTTGGACATTCAATTTAGGTAATGGAAACCTAAACGCTTCTACCATGTTAAAAGTGCTAAACTCAGGTAATTACGAAGAAGTTCCAGCACAAATGAAAAGATGGAACAAAGCAGGTGGTAAAGTTCTTGAAGGACTTATTCGCCGTAGAGAAGCAGAGGCAAACTTATTTGAGGGAAAGGAATGGACTTAAAAGAAATTTGGTTGAAAATAAAGTACTATTTCTCGCCAAGATATAAGTTAAGTGTTAGTTATAATCACACATGGGGAGACGCTGACGATACAACTTATATAGTTCGCAAATTTTACAAAAAACAAGATAAATACCTTAGTTTCCTCACCGAGGACAAGGAAGTAGTTGAAATCCGAGGAGCAGAAGGATTAAACTATAGGATAAAGCAATTATGAACCAATTTTTTATGGCAATCATTCTAGTATTAGGACTAGGCTCTTGGTATCTGTGGAATGAAAACCAAACACTAAAAGCAAACAATATTAAATTAGAGGGTGCAGTACAAATGCAAGAAGAAACAATTAGCACCTTGCAAAACGATTTTGCAAAACAAACAACAGCATTAAACAATTTACAAAGCAAGAATAACGAAATAGAGTTAGAAATGAATCGTTATTTAGATATATTTAAAAGACACAACTTGACTAAGTTAGCTGCAGCAAAGCCTGGACTAATAGAGCCAAGAGTAAATAAAGCGACAAAAGAGGTATTTGATGGAATTGAACAAGACAGCCGTGACATTGACGCTGCTGATGATGGTATCATCGTGCAGCCTGTTACCGACGAAGACATTAGAGGTTAGTGCCAAGCCGATAGAACGGCAGATAGCACAACCAGTTCTCCCAAGAGAGATAGATTTAAAAGAACCGTATTGGTATGTGGTTAGTGATAAAAACTTAGAGGAGTTTTTAGCAAGAGTAGAAAAAGAACATGGACAAGTAGTGTTCTTTGCTATGTCAGTTCCAGACTATGAATTAATGGCATATAATACACAAGAGTTAAAACGATATATTCGTGAACTCAAAGAGGTAGTAATTTACTATCGTGAGGTAACAACAACAGATGGAGAAGATATCACTAAATAATGGTGTAATGCAGGGGAAATTGCACTATTGTGCTATGTATTTATTTAAACAGATAGCATTATATAACCCAAAACCTCAGCCAGATGTTTCTTTTAGAAGGTTAAGAGAGAAGATGGCAATGGCAACGCCAACAGTAGACAGAACAAATACTATTGATTATACAGAAAGATACCCTAACTTTCAAATAAAAGACGCAGTATTATCTTTTGTAGGGGCAATGAATAAAAGCACTGGTACAGAAAACTGGTATGTAAGTGAGTTTTCAGTGCAACCTAAGAAATGGGGATGGACTGCATGGAATAATAGTCATCTAAAAAGTAGAAAATTTATTAGATTTATATATAATAGAAGCACAGGTTATACTTTATGGGTAGATAATGGTAAGAGTAAACAAATACCAGACCAACATCAAGGTAATAACTGGACGATATTAGCAGGGGAAATGACAGGAGAGCAGTGGTTATGTGATAGAAATACAGGACTACACACTCCTAGATTCATACTTGAATTATCCATTCCAAACAAAAATGTAGCAGAATGGGAGAAAGCAAAAGAACTAATAAGGAATGTTTAGAAACTTATTTAAAATGTTAATGTGGAAAAATGAGATGCAGAAGCATGCTCATTGGTTTGATAAACACGAACCAGCACAAGCACGATTTGAAGAAAATGAAGAGTGGCTAGAAGAATTGGAAGATAGAGTAGTAGAGTTAGAAGCTAACTCTCACCCCTGCAAAGAACTACATGAGTTCGATGCATACCCAAAATTAATTAAACGAATTGAACAACTAGAGGAGGAAATTGGACGAGCCAAATCGCCTGATAGCGAAGAATAGTAGTAAAATAACTACATATTTAATGACAGAACAAGGACTAAAGGATGAAACCTTTGTGCCAATGGAGGCTGCAATAAACCTCATTTGTAGAGCAGTAACGCATGAGAGAGTTCAAAAATCTCTTGCAAAGTCCTTCAACGAAGAAGGATTACTAGACCCAGTCATTGTAATACCAAACACATATGGTAATTGGATGCAGGCAGTAAGAGGAGTAAAAAGTCATACTCCTTGGCTAAAGTCTTATCCACTTCTCGCCTATACAGGCAATCAAAGATTAACACTAGCAAGAAAGTTAGGATATGATACGATAACTTGTATCATAGCAGAAGATGTGCATTGGGCACACTCATATCAACTCACGCTACAAGACGGAGTAATTAATAATGAAATTATTAGTGAGTAAGTATAAAACACATGACATAGTAGGTCATATTCCAGACTTTATGACTGAAGAAGAATGTGATAGTTTATTTGAAATAAACGGAGATATGCCATGGAAACTTGCAGGAACAAGATGGTCTGGGTATAATACTAAGATAAGAAGTTGTAAGAAAAGAAGTAATATAAAGTTTCCTTACTATGATAGACTAATGCAAGCAGTTAATCTTTATAATGATAAAACTTATAAGTTTCATCTACATCAAGAAAGACGAAGGCATGAGATAAATATGGTTAGATACGATAAGAAAGGTATGTTTTTCTGCCCACATCGTGACCATAGACCTAGTTTAGAAGCGATGTCATCGCCTACAGTTAGGAAGATAAGTTTAAGTATACAACTGAGCCACTCCGAAGAATATGGTGGTGGAGACTTAGAAATAGTAGAAAGTTATACTGTTCCTGATGTATTTATGGACAGTAATTTCTTACCAGAAACAATGAAAGTTAGAGAAAATTTTAGACATAGTTTCCCAACAATGAGAAAAAAGGGAAGTCTAACTATTTTTACTAGCATACACGAACATGAGAGCAAACCACTAGAGTGGGGTAAAAGAGATATAGTAGTAGGATTTATACGAGGTAAAGGTGCAGCTTACTAAAGAAATAAAACATATATTTAATAGTTTACATGACTATGGAGTATGGCAACACGAACAAGCATTTCCTTGGATGGACTCTTTTGCTTTCTTTAAAAAAGATACAAGAGATAATTACTACACATCAACTCCTGAGTATCAAGACCACAAAGAAGAGTTTCATAAGTTTTTTGATACAATAGGACAAAAAGAGTGGGGAATTAATCCAGTAGAAATTATATTTGCTAAACAAACAGATAGAGGTATACATATACCACAAAAGAATACATCAATCATATGGGCGTTAAAAGGTGATATAAAATTATTAGTATGTGAAAATAGGGATAGACTTAATTATGTAATGGCAATACATGATTATGACTTATTTAATTGGAGTAATAGAAAGATAACTCTAAATATTATAAAAGAGGGAGACTTCTTTGTAATAGGAAATAGGTTTGCTCATGCATTGCATATGGAAGAAGGACAAGAGGTTATTCATGCAAGATACGGTTAAATTATTTATCGGAACAAGTGATAACCACGACGATTTAGCACAGAAGATATACTTATATACCTTGTTTAAAAATGCTAGTATGCCTATTGACATAGTATATTTACGACCAAAAGACTTTCCAGGTTGGAATAGAAGAACTTGGGGAACACCTTTTACTTGTTATAGATATGCAGTACCTCATCTAATGGGATATAAAGGCAGAGCTTTATATACTGATGTAGATATGGTAAACTTTAGAGACATTGCTGCATTGTATAAAACTGATTTAGAAGGAAAAGCATTTGGTATGGTATGGGATGCTTTACAGGACAATGGTAAAGCAGGTGCAAGAGCAGGATACCCTAGAGGTTTCTGGTGTGATAGTGTTCTTTTGATTGATTGTGAGAAAGCACAAGAATTTGTAGACCCCATAGATGACATAGTAAACTGGAATAAAAATTATTCTTACAAGTGGGAAGTTATGAGAAAGTTAGGCAGTCCACATAAAGAAAAGACAAAAGAGTTAGTTCATATGTTAGACGCTAGATGGAACTCTTTTGATGGAACTAATCCAGCAGCAATCCCTAGAGGGTTTGATTTATGGAGTAAAGAAAGTCCAAGATGGGAAGACAAAGAACATTTAGAATTGGATATGATTTGGCAACTACACTTAACTTCGTTAAGTTATCAGCCATGGCATCCAAAGTACACACCTCATGCAAAGGCTACTCACCCTAGACCTGACTTAATGAGAGAGTGGTGGAGGTTAGCAAGAATTGCCAATTCCCTTTGATAACTTAATTAATCCAATAACTCGTGAAAGATTCTTTGATGAGTTTAAAGGTAAAAAGCACTTTGTAATAAAGTCAAAAACTAATATATTTAAACACCATTTTAGTTGGCATGAGTTTGATAACTATCTTAATCAGATAAAAGTCGGACAATGGGATAGAACTCCCCAACTACAAGTAGTATTACCAAATGGTAATAAGTGGTGTAAAAAGAAACACAAAGAACAATATAGTAGAGAACAGATATTAGATTTTTGGAATCAAGGAAGTAGTTTCATACTCACACTAAGTGAGTTTTTGAATGGAAATATGTGGAAACAATGCCAAGAGTTTGAAAAAGTTTATGGCATAGGACAGGCAAACATATATTGCAGTAAGCGTAAAGATGCACATTGTTTCCCAATACACGCAGATTCAACAGATAATTTTTTATTTCATGTATCAGGAAAAATACGCTGGTACATTTATAAAGAGTTTAGCAAAGACCTCGGTCATCAAAGGCTAAGAGACGCAACATTAGAAGAGGTTGTGGAGCTTGATGACGGGGACTTGCTATATATTCCGAAAGGAAAATTTCATAGAGTTGATACTCTAAGTCCACGAATATCAATCTCTTTCCATTTTCAAGAGGCAACTCCAGGGAAGCCTTATAGAAGAAGGGAGTGGTACGACTGGAAGCCATAGGAGATACTATGGGAAAAGATAATGACAGAAATGAAGTAGAGATAGACTTAGATAAGTATATGGCGTTGATTGAAAAACTCGACAACGCAGAAGATACTATCAAGGATATGCAAGCCGAAGCTGCAGAAGCTAAGAAAAGACTTGCACCACCTAAAAGAAAGTTTATCGATTTATTCTTAGATGACAACGATGTTAATGAAAAGGCTATAATAGGTTTTATCTCTTTCGGCTTTATGATGATTTTCGCTATTTGCGACTTAATTACTGCATTTATGGGACAAGATTTGTTGTTTTCGGACACAATCTATACCTCATTAGTAGTGGTAACACTTGGTGCATTTGGTATAAGCGAAGCAGGAAGAGCATTTGGAAAGTGATAACAGCAAAAATATTTAAAGACTTTGAATTAATACAAAAACAGTATGAGCCTCGTATGGTTCATACTACGGATATATTCTGTCCTGTTTCTCATAGGAAGGAACAGGACGGGTATGCCGAACTTCGACAGGATGTTTTACAGAACGGAATGAAACATCCTGTCATTCTAATACCAAACACAGAAGAAAACTATCAATTAGCAATAAGACAAGTAAAGACTGAGTATATTGTTAAACGAGAAAATAGTAAGTATTTATGTATGTATGGAAACCAACGATTAGATATATACAAGGACGCTTCTTTCAGTTATATTTGGAGTGTCTTAGCGGAAAATGTGGAATGGTCACATGCTGTATATCTGGAGTTAAAAAATAGTTCTTGACATAAGATTAAAATTCTAGTATAATATACATTATGGAAAAA